TTTATCAACTCCTTTTTATGAAATTTTCAAAGTTTCTTAATGAACTAAATGGGAAGAGGAAAATTATTTTACGACAACCTTCCATTTTTCCTCATCGTTAACAAGGAACTTAATTGCATTTTCTCCATCTGTAGTAAATGCCAAACTTGTTCTTGAATTATTTGAATCGTAAAAATCAAGATAAATATTATTCAATACTCTTTGGCCTGAACGGAATCCTACTTTCTTAATATTTCCGTCAAATCTGGATGCCTTACTATTTAATTCATTTATGGCGCCGACAAGGGAGCTTTTGTTTGTGGTTGTTAAATTTGAAAGTGATTCAACAGGAACTTTTTCCCAAGTTCCGTTTTCGTAATGGGCAAAAGCCGCTGTTTTATCACTGTTGGCGATTCCGATAAAATTTGCAGTATTATCAGTGCTACATAATAAAGTGCCCCAAGCCCATGATGGATACAGACCGCCAATGTTCCCTCAGACAAAGTATGTAGTAGCAACACCATTTGTTTTGCTTAAATATTCCGCAATATTATCATTAAGCGTACCCATATGGGTATTGCTTTTTAATTCATTAATCGCTCCAATCATCGTCTGATTGTTCGTCTGCAAGTTACTAATGACCGCATTAGTCAGTTTCCCAACAATCCAGTTCCAGATTCCACTGAACGGTGAAAGTTTGTTTGCCTTCGCCGCCGCATCGTAAATCATTAAAGAATCCGCATCCTCTGGTGTTGCTTTCTGTGTGTACTCGTTAAATTTACCCATTCTGTAATCTCCTTTCCAACTCTTTGATACGTTTTTCTTGCTTGTCAACCTTTGCACTAAGTTCCTGTATGGCTTTAATGGCGTAGTTGAGAAGATACGGGCTGTTAATCTGTTTAATATCCATCTCGCCGTTTTCGTCATATCCGCCGCCCAGAGCCAAGTTCGGGTCGATTTCTTCCAGTTCGTCTGCCACGAAACCGATGTTTTGATGCCATCCACCCATCCACTCTTTCCAGTCGAACTGACGGACTTTCATGCGATTGACCGTTTCGAGAGCGTCTGTTTCACTGCTTTCGATGTTTTCTTTTAGGCGGATGTCGGAAACTTGTGAGGTTGTATATAAATAGTCTGTGCTAAAGCCAGATCCACCCCATTTAGCACGGATTCCTAAACGTCTGTATGTTGCCGCATCTCCATGTTTACTACCCGTTCCTGAAAAAAGATAGGCCACTTGCGAATCATCTGCGCTTACGGACGCTATCGGTTGTCTTTTGACTTTGCCGGATGTTTTTGCTTGATTTTCCAAGTCGTAAAACATAAGGGTTCCATTGACAGTTGAGTTTCCGCCTACGCTCAAGCTTTTGCCAATAGTTGCACTTCCATCTGTCGAAAAATTTGCTCCAAGTTCGCATCCGTCCGTAAAAAGTGAGTTTGTATTTATTCGGACTTTGTTGTTCAGATAGCGAACAATATAGCCTTCCCATTTTTTGCTCGTATCACCTTCCATCCAAAGTTCAGGCACGTTATTTTGGACTTTCTGTGCGTACAGCCCGTATTTTCCAAGCATCAGCGCATTGTAGTTGTCTGCATCTGTGTAGTCCGTATACAATCGCAATCCGGCAGTATTAAGAGATACCATCGGGTTTCCGGTGTTCTTGTTAAGTACGACATATCCGGTATATCCTAATCTCGATATCTGATTTCCGTCAGCATCGTAAATCTTCAACTGACCATTTCCGTTATTCGTGCCGCCAAGACTGATAACGCCACCTTTCATGGCATTGAAAGAAATATACAGCGTCGTGTTCCCGCTTTCGTCCTTTTCGTAGTACAGCCCCTTAAACTTCCCATCATCTGACAGGATATCAACTATCTGTTCCTGTGTCAGTGACGCCACATCAACCGCAACGGAATATGTCTGATAGTCCGCAAGTTTTGTTTTCGACTGGTCAAAATACAATGAAACCTTGAGCATGTCATGAGCCTTGAGTGACAGGTTATTGACATTGATGCTCAACCGGTCAAGTGCCGCAGTCTGCGATACCGTGAGTGCCGACCATGTAGCGCCGTTGTCGGTGGATTTTTCAAGTTTCCACCAGCCTTTCTGTGGCTGTGCAACTTCGCCATTTCCATCACGGTAGAACGAATCTACAATGAGCGGCGCCGGTGTTATCTTCTTATCAGCCCCCATCAGTAGCACATCCGCATTACTCTGAAAGAAGTAAGTCCTTCCGGCAGTCCCCGGTTCACCTTTAATTTTTGTCCAACTGTATTTTGCTGGGTCGGTGCTATCGTCCGGCGTGTAATCGGTATACTGACCGATATACAGCTTATTGACGCTATCGTCCACGGAGAACCCTGTTCTACCATCAGCACTGTTGGCATATGCGATGTGGAAGTACGGCGTTTTTCCATTTACTCCCGGTGTTCCCGGCACGCCCTGTGCTCCGTTTGCCCCCTTAATCAGTGACCACGTATACTTTGTCGGGTCGGTGCTGTCGGCTTCCACGAAGTCCACGTACATACCGATATACTCACGGTTTCCGTCGGATACCGAAAAGTCTGTTTTGCCATCCGCACTGTTGGCATAGGCAAGGTGCGTGTACTGTGTCTTTCCGTCCTTACCGTCTTTTCCTGGGATGCCGTTTGCTCCATCCTTACCATCATATCCATCAACGCCACGGAACCGACTCCACGTGTAGTCTGCCGGATTGGTACTTTCTGTAGCCGTGTCTTTATTCGTTGCGATGCCGATATAGGTTGCCTGTGTCACCGTATATATCTGCTCTCCGGCACTATCCAGAATCGGACTGCCAGTGCTGTCTAACAGCGGCACATAATCCGGGTTGTCTGACATGTCAAGTCCATCCGGTCTTGTGGCGTATTTCATCCACGTATAAGACGACTTACCGTCCGCCCCTTTTGGGCCCTGTGCACCTTGGTCGCCCTCGAATTTCGCCCACGTGTACTTGCTCGGGTCGGTACTGTCAACGCCAGAAAAGTCCGTATAAGTTCCGATATACTTGTTTGGTGTCTTGCTCATCTGTGCCGCTGTCGGGTTCTGTACCGGTGCATACTGGATATGCAGATACGTTGTCTTTCCATCTGTTCCAATGCCCGGGATTCCTTGCGGTCCGGCGTACTGTTTCGCAAGCGAGAACTGTTTCGATACGACAAGGTTATTCAGATATGCCGCCTTGATGTTCACCCATCCGCTGTCTGCGGTCAGCCCGGTGACAGTGTACGTCTTATTTTCCTTATTCCAATTTCCCTGTATGTTCTGAGATGTCGTTATCGTGTACGTACAGTTGTCCGTGATATCCTGTGTGCCGTACATGACGGTCGCTGTTGTGGTGCATTCCGGAAACTCTGTATAGTTACCATCGCTGTCAACCGGGATTCCCTGATAGTCGTTATCAAGCTGCATGGTCATGTTTCTGGCCAGAGCTGCCATGTTCTCAACATCTTCAATCTTTTCATCAAGTGGCTTACCGCCGATCGTCACATAACTTCCGTCAAGGGTAACTGATCCAGTATCCATATCTGCTTCAAATATCGTATTCCCGCTTTTGTCTCTTACAATGAGCGTTCCTGCGTTGATATAATCAGCATTGATGCCTTCCGCATAGAGTAGCCTGGTTATTAATTCGCCAGTCACCGCAAAACCGTAAGGATACGTTTTTCCACCATCAATCGACACGGCAAACGCCTCCGCTGTCAGCTTCCAAATTATATTAGATTCTGCTATGGTCGGCTTGTTGTGCATATAGTATATGATACTACCATCCTGTTGTGGCTCCTGTGTCATATACAGACCGCTCGAAGAGCTGAGTGTTTCAGCTAATCTCCGTATAGCCTCTTCTCTTGCGGACGTTTCTTTTTGTACCATCCGGCGCGCTGCAACTATAGCTTTCGTGCTATTCCCGTAAAAGTCACTACTGCCTCTGATCGGATCATCGGCCTGTGTCTTAACTGTAGTCAGGCCGCCCACGTTACCTGATACATCTGTCAGAGGAGTAAGGTATTTGTTCCCTAACCGGTCGTAAGTATACATCATGTCGCCAAACTCGACGAGCGGGTCGTATACCAGATCGCCCTCAAGATTCCGGAATCGTGCCCCTACAATCTGTTCGCCGATAATATTCGCCACCGTCTGAAGCTGATCGGTGTCAATCAGCTCGTTCTCAAGTTCAAGGACGTACCCTTCCTCTCCGTATATGCCGGAATAATCAGTATCAGTATCGTCGCTTGACTGTCCGTTCGTTACCTTGATTCCGGTTATAACTATATCATCGCTGGAAAGTGTAGGTGGATTACCATAGTTCTTTAATTCCGGTATATTCGTCCTTTCAAAGTCCCATTTCACAAACTGTAGATTCCCGGAATAATCAATCCGGGCGTTCGCAGACTCAACCATAGCCGCATATCCAAACAGCTGGCGAAACGTCATACTGTCAGGAACGCTTCTTATTATTATAATATCGCCATGGTCCATGGTTAGATTCATGCCTATGCCGACAGTCTTACAAGCATCTCTGACAAGGTTAATGAGCGACTGCGGTAGTTTCAGTCCGCTAGTATATACCTTATTCGCCTTATACATATCATCCAACGCCGTAACATTGATGATATCCGAATACTGCTCCGGCGTAGTGACTGTATAGACTCCCTTGTCTATAGTTTCGATGATGTCTTTTGTAGCTGCCTGCGTTGCGATGATAGGATCGCCGGTACTGTCCAGAATCGGGTTATAACTTTCGTCCAGCAGCGTGCTTACAGATTCCGGTGCTGCATACGACGTCTGAAGCTTCAGATAAGCATGAACCTTAGCTCCGTAAAAGTTGTAGTTCTTCCACTGCTCCTGATCGTTATTGATGCTCAGTGTTAGTGTTTTGCAGACAGTAGCGCCGACCGGAAAGCTACTGCTCTCTGCACAGTCAGAAAACCCGTTGTCGCCGTTCATGATATCTTTGTTGATGGTCTTTTTTGTTCCGTCAGGAAAGGTGATGTCCACTACCATTCTGACCGGTTCGCCAGCTTCAAGCTTTTCTCTAAATGCGTTGCTTACGTTAATCACAGTGGATTCACCCCCGTCATGTTAAACTCTAATGTTGACATAATCTTTCTATCGTCCGACAGTTCCCCGATAGCTATGTTTTGTGTCTGGCCTACGTAGAACGGAGCATCTCTCCAAACTCCGTAATACGGCGAGAAATAATGTAGCGTAAATTTATATCCTTTTGCTACCATCTGCAAAATTTTGGTTGCTTCTTCCATTGGGAGATCACTACCCTTGTATGTGTATTGTTCCACAGTAAACATCGGCGTAAAGTAGCCTACACCGTATTGCGTCCTCTGACTGGATTCCGTGTAAGTCGTGGCAAAGGAGAACGCAAGGTCTTTATCCGGTTGCCAAATTACTATTCCATTGATTTTGTATTTTTCCATAACGTCCTCCTTTCTATGCCATTTCAAACGGGTTTTTGCCGCTTGTATCTCGTCTCATCTGTGCTTCTTTCATCATCTCGTCAAACAGCGTCCTGCGATTGATCTGAGCTGTAAACCGGTAGTTTCCACCACTGGTCTGTCGTCCTGCTGTTTCTTCCCGGACAATCTTTCTGAGCAGAGCTTCCGGTGTCTCGATATTGTTACCCTGTTTCTGATCACCCAGAACTGCAAGGAACTCACTTCGAGGTGGAATAACTGCACCTTTAGCCAGGTATGGAACCGTTGGAACTCGTGGGAACGTAGCTTTAAAACCGATAGTCTTTGAGCCGAATGGGGTCGGTACTTTCCATGGGCCGAAAGAGAACGCTGATTCAATCGCACTAACAACTCCATTCACTTTACTGATAGCCCCGTTTACAACACTTATGATGTTGTTCAGAACAGACCTGATAGCGTCTCCCATTCCGTTAAATACACCGACTACAGTGTTTTTAGCGGATGTGAATTTATCAACAATAGCATTCTTGATTCTTTCAACAAAACCACTAACGGTAGACCATATAGCATTCCATTTCTGATGCGCGCTGGCCTTTATGCTCCCCCAAATGGTCGTCATTTTGGTAGCTAAGCCTCTGAGCTTATTCCCAATATCCTCAACAAAACGTCTTGTTTTATTAGAAACCCAATCCCATACCTTTCCAGCCATTTCTTTAATTTTGTCCCAGTTCTTGTACAACAACACTCCGATTGCTATAGCTGCTGCGATAGCTACGACTACTAAACCAAATGGACTTGTCAAAAATGCGACTGCTGCACTAAGAGCTTTTGTGGCAGCCGTTGCAATTATGCAAATAGCATTCCATGCAGTTGTTGCCGCTGTCATCGCTACCTGAGCAGCTGTATTGGCAATCTTGACCGCAGTGTTTGCAACAAAAGCAGCCGCCTGTTTTCCAAGTGATACTACGGTCTGCGCAACACTTACGACAAAATCTTTTGCATACAGAGCAGTCAAATATGCAGTCTCGGCTTTATCTATCAACTTCGCCGCAACATTTTCATATATTGCCGCTTTCATCAGATTCAGCACGCCTACGACACCGCCTGCTTGCTGAATGAACGAAAGAAGTTCTACTGTTTTCCAAGCGGCAAAAAAAGCTGCTATAACTCCGATATTGTCAGAAAATGTTTTAACCACTGTCGTAAGCAAATTGATAGCTGTCGGAAGTCCTGATTCGATAATCCACTTCAACATTGGTAGAATTACATTTTTGTAAATCCATTCAAGTACATTTCCAATGGATTCCAGAATTGGGGCAAAAGTCGCTGTCAGATTACTGATAGATTCCAACAATGGATAGAAGTCCAAGTTCGCCGCCCATGTCGCCGTATCCTCTGCGATTTTCTCAACAAACTGCATAACTACCACAAGGGCGTTTGCAATGTTCTGTATAATCTGCGTTCCGACATTGTTCTTATTCCACGCATCGGCAAAACCGGATGCAATGTTCCCGATAGTTTTAAGCACGTTCTGAGCAATCCTCAGCATGGTCGTAAGCATTGCCGTACCTGTACCATTTGTCCAGACCTCTACAAGACTTTTACCTACACTCTTGGCAAGCTTCGCAATTCCCGACAAAGCAATGTTTGCCGCATTAATAGTGTTCTTGCCCTCTTTTTTCCAAGCGTCCTGAAATGGTTTCCAGAGTTTTTTAAGGAGCTTCGCAAGCTTCTCGGCTGATTTGCTAATTTTGTCCAGAGCGGTTTCACCCTCTGCTACTTTTCCATAATCTACGTTGCTGACTGCACTCGGAAGAGATATTCCGCCGCCACTGCCACTACCGGATGCCGACGGAGTTTTACTTGCTGTTGATGATGTATCCTGTGTAGAATACCGATTAATTTCATCGAGCGGACTAAGGTATCCTTTCGCCGCTTTTGCCGCATCTTTTGTGGCATCAGCTACATCTTCCGTAGAATCTGCTAACTTACCGGCGTTGTCTGCTGCCTGTCCGTAAGCATCTGCCGTATCCTGCACGCCACTTGCATCGCCTGTGAGACCTGCTCCACCTCCGCCTGTTTGACCGGAGGATTTCTTGCCAGTAATAAGCTCCGTGAATGACTTGAACGCATTCGCCAGAGTTGCCAGTTTGCCTAGCAGGACATTAATTACTTTCAGAACGGGCGCGAAAATATTAATTAATCCCTGACCAACTGTTGCCTTGAGAGATTGTAGCTGTAACTGCATTACTCGCACCTGGTTCGCCCATGAATCAGATGTTCGGATAAAGTCTCCAGACGCGGCTGATAACTGCTTCTGCACAAAAGCCAATCGGAGAGCAACTTTCTCCTGTTCGGTCATGGCAGATGTGGTTTTGCCATAGCCATTTGCAAGTGCGTACTGATCAAGTGCCGACTGGCTCATTACCACGCCAAGATCTTTCAATGTTTCCGTTTCACCTGTAAACACTGATTTTAGTTTGATGTAAGCCAAGTCCTGACTGATGTTATAGAACGATGCCACGTCACCAGTCAACTGTGTCAGAGCCGTTGACATATCATAAGCCTGTGATTCTGAGAATCCGAACGACTTAGACATTGCTCCGAACGTACCAACATACCTTTTTGCCATTGTCTCTGACAGTCCAGCTGAGGTCATGGCGTTCTTTGCAAATTCATTTACTTTGCCGGACATGGTGGTAAATGTAACATCGACCACGTTCTGCACTTCTGTAAGGTCAGAGCCGAGTTCCACGCACTCTTTTCCGAACTGTGCTAACTTGCCAACTGCAAACGCTCCGCCAATCAGCAGAGCGATTTTTTTTACAGCACTCCCAAGGCCGTTAAATGACTGTTTGATTGCTGACACGCCGTTCTGTACACCAGACGTGTCCATTCTGGTATCAATAATGACTGAGCCATCAGCAGCCATGTGTCCACCTCCTAACTATTTGAGGTTCAACATCTCATTCAGCGCATCTTTGTACGCTTGCTCCTCGTCGCTGAGACGTGTTTTTATATCAATAATGTTCTTATTTTCCTGATAGAATTTCTTTTCCCATTTATCCAGGCGTTCTCCGTGAACTTTCTTTGAGCGGATTTCAACAACTGTATTGAATAGGCATTCACCAGATTCCATGAAGTAGCCGAAAAACGTCCACCAGTGCATATAAGGTACTGCTCTGATTTCTTTACCGGCAACCTTATTTACAGCCGGCACAATTATGTCTCCGTCCTGTTCCCAGTCCATTAATCGGGGCTTGGGGCGGTTTGGATTATCGTCCGACTGTCCACAGTCGATGAATTCCGATGCTTTCTGACAAGCTTCGTCCAGGCACTCAGCCGGTATGCTTTGCCAGTCCTCAAACAGAATCTGCAACATAACAACTGCTTTCGCCTGCTCGTCCAGTTCTGGGTCATTCATGGCTATGAGAATATCAATGATCGCTCGAAAATCGGTTCTAATAGAAAAATCCACCCCACTTATATTGAGTGAGGTGGGAAGCTCATAGGAGGTCATTTTGTATACTTCTCCGTATACTTATTGACTGCTGCCTGCATTTTCTTTTTTCTCTTTTCGATTTCCGGTGCGATTGCTCCTGCGATCTTATCCAGAACAATGTAAGCGAACACCTGGCCATTACCAAAAACAGTGGTTGCTGTGATCGGTTCCTTGAACAGGTCTTTTGACGCTTCATATCCGAGCAGGTAGTTGATTTTATCCTCAATCTGTTTGTTCAGCTCTGCCATTTTTTTGCCGGAATCGACCTTCTGAATAGAATCTTTAAGCTGCTCAAAGTATTCTGTCAGCTCTTCTGCACGTGCTGCTACATTGATATCGGTCGGGTTCAGCTTAAAAGAAGAAAAGACTTCGTCTTCATTATTTGTGAATGTAAAAATGAGAATTCCATCATCAATTTTGGTGTTAATTACTTTTGCCATTTAGTGCGCCCTCCTTGTATATGTGTTTATTCACTGTCGGCCGTGAATGTACCGGAGCTGATATCAAATTTTCCTTTTACACGTTCGCCAACATAGTTGACAGTAAACGGAATCTGATAACCGGATGTATCGCCGCCGTAGCTTGTCGGCACAACGTAGCAGTCCTGCTGATATGCTTCATACTTGCCTGCTGTGGCTTCTGTCCAGAGATGAACCTCAACTGCTTTTGTTTTGAGGTTGTCGTCTTTGAGGCGTCCATCTACAATCTTCTGTAATGCTGTAAACAAATCAGAAGTAGTGTCTGCATAGAACGGATCAGCGTCAGAAGAAACTTCATAGCCATTGTGTTTGAATGTGGATTCTCCAAAAATGTTTTTAGATGTTTCGGTATCCGGGTTGAGTTCAACGTTGTACTCTTCCAGATCTTTTCCAAGACGCTCATATTTCGGTGTCAGTCCCCCACAGAGAGAGCCTGCATCGATATAATGAGCCATATATTTACGGTCAATCTTGCCTGTAACTGCCATAGAAATGTCCTTTCCGCCTATAACTTTTAAAAGGCTGTGTAAGTTAGCAGCTATCTCTGATTGATAGCCGGTTGTTGCTTGCTATATTACTTCATAAGTATTTTCATAGCGTACCGATAATGGTAATAACCAGTCCTGTACGCCACTCTCCTGCGGTTCTAAACCATAGGAGTTGTCACGGGTGATACGTTTTATCACTCGCCCCTGTGAAAGCTCTGGAAACGCATTTAAACGTGTCTCAGAGCCGTTTATGATAACTGGTTCTCGGCATATCCATTTACCGAGATTGTCCAGGAACTTCTGAACAGATAGCTTCTGCCGTTCTTTGTCGGATGCTGTGCGGTATACCACATAGAATGGATACTGGCACACCTGATGCATTACGCCGCAAACATCTTCTTTCTCTGAATAGACCAACGCTCCATTGTCTGCCGAGAATGCAATTCCTGATTCCTTGCCAAGTTCCTCAAATTTGATTGTTTCATTTTCATACAGTCCCGGATACTGGTTCAGAAGTGCTTTCATGGCATCTGTCAGAATTTCATATCCAGTTGCATCTTTTCCGATAGGCTTATCCGCCATGTCTGCCACCTCCTGCCTGTGCTTTTACTTTGCGAATCCATGTACTGCCGTATTGCCGTTTAGCGGCATCGAACCATTCAGCTTGTGCCTGAGTATGCGGTGATTTTGTATATTGAAGATTCTCTTTTGCATTCGTTTTACCGGAATACTGGCTCACAAGAACCTTTTCCGCATCGTGTCTTGCCCATGTGCTACCTGTCGCAGGGTCGACCATGGTTTTTCCAAAATAAAGAAAACGTCCATAAGGAGCAGCCGCAGCACATACAAATCCAGTCCCTTGCATCGATGTACTTTTGACTCTTGTTCGGTCAATAAAATCTCCCGAAATCATTGGCATAAACTCTATCATGCTGTCCATAACCATCCCATCAAGGAGATACTGAGCTTCTTGATACTGTTTGGAGAACCTGTCCATATTCAGCTTGATTTTCATATCTCCGTCAACTACGGAGAATCCTTTAAAATGATGAATTTTGCTCATATTACTTACCCAAAATCTCAAAATGTGGAATCAGTGTATATGGTCCGCCTGCACTGGTAATCTTGAATACATTGTCCTTATTCTCGTTCATGTACTGATAGAATCCATTTCGGTAATCACCGTCAGTTACTGTTCCGCCAGTCCACTCACCTTCCCAGAAGAATGATTCGTCCGAGAACGTGATAGTATCCTCTAGAGCGTTGTTGATCTGCTGTTTCCACTCTTTAGGCGGCACCCATGGAAGAATCTTGCCATCCTTGTCAGTAATGGTTATATCGCCGTTCTGAACAGTGTATCGAACGTGTAACTGTGCGTTGTCTGTTGCGTCTGGCCCGTACTTCTTTAGGATTGCTCCCTTGTCCGTAATGAGGTCAACACCAGATAAAACATGAGGATACCAGTACGCATCTCCTGTCGTGGCTGATTCGTAATAATTAAAAATCGTCACCGTTTTTTCGTACATGATACCCTCCTATCCTTCACATATTGCTTTTGAAAATCTGTCGTGGAATGCCTTGATTCTAACAATATTACCTTTGCATTCTTCCGGCACTTTCCCGTAAAAGACAATGCTTTCTGGGTGTAATCGTTCAATCATAGCATTATAGCCGGAAAGAAATAGTTCTTTCTTTTTCTTGCTATTCATGCAGCCAACTGAAGATACCGCCACTGTTCCACCCTCTGGTTCTCCATCAAAACACCAATCGTAAGAATCAAGTGTACTCCATGATATTGTTGGAATAACACGGCAACCATATTCTTGGAGATATGCGCCTATCCAGTGTTTGCGGTAATGGTTGTATATCTGGATAGCTTTCGGGAAATCGGTGTAGGTGCTGAAATCTGGCGTCAAAATGTACCGGAATCTGCTCAGCTTGCCCACGTACTTGTCTGGATTTCTCCATAGTGCATCGAATTGGTAATCATCTAAGAAAAAATGAACAGCTTTCTCTTCTGGATTACTACATTTTCCTCTGGCGTAATTGAATCCGACAAATTCACAGTTGCCCTCAAATAATTCCGGTTCTATCTGCGGTATACCGTATTCGCCGACACCAGGGAAGATGCGGCGGTTCAGATTTTCGTAAGCTATGCTTGTCTCTTTTTTTGCCATAGGCTATTTTCTTCGACGTCTGCGGCGGTTTACGCGGTTGACTTTTGCATCTGCTCTCGAACCACTGGACAGCGTCCTGTTCGATGCTGTTTCTCTGTCTAAGAATGTATTTGTCGCCTTACGATCAGCCTTATACGCTTTTTGATCTTTTCTCATCTCAGACGCGGAGATATTTTTCACAGTAGCGCCGTTGGATGCTGCTCTTTTTTTGAATTCACTCGCAGACATATTCAGCGGAGTAGGCTGTGGCGCACCACCTATTCCAATCTGATAGTAGTGCCGCCCGTTCTTGTTTGAGAAATAATACCTCGTTGTTTCGCCATTTCTGATTACATCAAGTCCGCTGGTTCCGCTGGAACTTAGTCCACTACTTCCACCACGTCCACCCATAAGATCACTCTTTCTGCACTGTCTGCTTAATAACCTGATTCACACCAGTGGCCGACAGCCCGTTAAACATACCGACTGCAACTGCTGTGATATAATCTGTTGCCGGAAAATCTGGGATAACTCCCATCCCGACCGCTCCGAGAATTCCACCAATAACCGCCATGATTACCGGAATCCATTCATCAGAGATTCTTTTTGATGCTTTGCAGCCCATTCCTACGATGTAGCAAATCATAACGATTGCTATACACGAGCCTAATGTTGAAATATCCATAATTTTCACCTCACATCTGGAATACCAAACTGTTTGTATGTACCTGTAAATGAAAACTGTTTTCCGCATTTACAGCAAGTTTCCGTAATGGTGCAAGTCTTTTCTTTGTCATTACATTTTGATTCGGCAGGACTTTTGAATTTATGCCCGCCAGTTAAAAAGCACATTACTTTATTCATATTAATTACACTCCTGCATATAAAATTGGTATTCCATCATCCATCCTTACTCCCATCAGAAGCGGTAAAGCTGTCTTTAAGAGTAAATCGTTCGTTTTCTGCACATCTCCGGCGGCGGCATATACCGCACTCCATTCCTTTGCACTTGCCCCGATCTGCTGTGGTGTGGCGTAAGAGATGGATTCACTGCCAGAAGATACAGATGTTACAATGCCTGTTGTGCTACCACCGGACCCGATTGCGGTTGACATACCGCTCACAGCGGCATTGGTAGCATTCTTTTCGGCAAGTTCAATCTGATACATTAATTCAGCCAATGAGCAGACCGCCTTTTTGATACGCTTTTGTGAGCGTTCATCTGTCGGCAGTCCGTCCACCAGTCTGTCGGATGTCATTAAATCCACAAAATCACTGGCTCTTTCTGCCAGTCGTGGAAAGTCGGTTTCTGGCACGACATTGCCGAATGATTCTGTATAGAATTTATAATCTGCATAAGCCATGCCAGTTACCTCCTACATTTATGATTTTGCTGTTACAGTCGCACTTCCGGCATTCAGTGCTTTGTATGTTCCGTCACACTCAACTACTGTGATCTTCTGTCCAGTTGCCGCCTTAATGTCAGCCTTTCCGTCCCAAGAAGTCCAATTTCTGAGGTTCTGTCCATATCCAACAGTTACTGCGTCTGCCGCAACTTTGTATTTATATACGTTGTTAGCATTTTCCTTAGCCGGATTTACAGTAATTTTTGTGTCGCCACTTGCTGTTCCTGCCGCAGATGTTACTGTCAGAGTGCCAAGTGTTGGTGTCTCATCAATGGTGATTACTGCGATTGCGTCAATGTACTCTGCAAAAAGAGTAAGTCCCATAACCGCAAACGCTTCGGATACTGCTGTGTGGTAGTTGCCCTGTGTATGGAATCCAATCAGGTTTGTCTCGCCAGATACGGTGTACACCAGACCAGCTCTTGCAAAGTCAGATTCGTTCGGGTCAACATAGTACAGAACGATGTTCTCGACAGGAGTAGCGATAACCTGTCCACGTGGGATCTCACTGTCAGATAACAGGAAGATGGTATTGAATCCCATGAAATCCTTCATGTATTGGAATCCGAACTGGTTCTGAATAGAAATCTCAGCTGCTCCGAGGTATTCATATACGTCCAGAATGTTCACAAATCCAACAACACCAGTCACATTTCTGTGCATCTGTTTGAATTTGTTCTCAACACGGCCTTTAGCCATTGCCAGAGCCATCTGGAATGTTGTTTCTGTGGAAGTAAGTGTACCAGTTTTCAGATAATCATAGAATCTGCCGGTAACATTGGTCTGAAGCTGGAAAAGGAATTCATCGTCGGTCATCTGAACAGCGTTCTCATAACCATGATCCTTGATTGCTTCGATAGATACAGCCTTTGCGTATTTCTCAATGCTCATTTCTGCATAAGGCTTTTCTTTTACAACGAATTTGCTGTAAGGGATTTCCTCGCCCTCACCAACATTTCCGTCCTGTAATGTGCCTTCTGCGTATTTTGATTTAAGAACCGCTCCGGGTGTCTTTTTGATTGGACGCATGATACCAAGAATCTCGCGCAAGTGTTCCCAGTTTCTTTCGAATCTGGTGACGAAGTCAATCTCACGTGCTGTGACCTGAATATCATTTGTCATGATAAGATTTGTTTTTGCTGGCATAAAAAAATCCTTTCTACCCATAATTGTTAAGGTATTGGGTTAGCGGCTATACTCTGGCGTATAGTCGGTGTAAAAATCACTGGAATAACTGGATATTCTGAGCGATTGCGGACTGTCTTTCAGACGGGTCCTTGATCGCTTCGATATCTTTCTTGGTCATACTTCCCGGTGTCCGCTGCTGTCCAACATGAGTGGTAAATCTTGCCTGTTGCTGCTGAGCCTGCTGCTGAGATTCATCCACAAAAGCGGATGCGTCAGACTGTTTCATCTGCTCAATCAGATCATTCAGCCCAAGGATTTTGCCGTCTTTCAGCTTCAATCCTGCTTCCTTAATGTCCGCCATAACAGACTTCTTTGCAGCTTCACTGGAAAACTTAACATCATCGAGCGCCGCTTTGAGTGCGTCTGAGAAATCACGGTCGTAGATTTTTGCATTGAACTCTTTTTCTGCATCCTCCGCTTTTTTCTTCCATCCAGCAAGCTCTGTCTGAATGTTCGCCGGGTCGATACCGTCAAAACCTTTCAGAGTTTCCTCTGCTGTCTCAGCACGTACTTTCCAGCCATCACGTTCTCCCTCGACTTTTGACAGAGTTTTCGCTACTTCTTTCGCATTTTTGTAATGCTCAGAGAGTGCTTTCTTAACATCTGCCTGTTTATCCTCCGGGATTTCGATTCCATACGATTTAAGTGTGTCAATAAGTTTCTGCATATACATCCTCCTGGTCGTGTTTATTGACCTGCCGCCGCAGGTATTGGATTAAGCCAGTTAGACCACTGGCAAGGTAATGGGAAAGATAGGAATTGAACCTATAATGTTTACCACGAGGGAACGGTTTTACAGACCGCCGCAACACCGCCAATCGTTGCCGCTTTCCCATAACCCGGATCCCCGGGTTAGCAAGGTATTTATCGTGTTATGCCTGCCACGAGTTGTTTCGGGCGCCTGTCCGCCCATTTACCTTTTACAAGGAGGTGCGTACTGTCTATGCGAGCGAGCAAGTCATATAGACAGCAATGATACGTGTCGGAAATTGCATCCGCTTTTCAACCTCCAGATTCCGCCCGAATCTGTTTCTGCTAAGGACACGTACCCGTGAAAGGAGGAATCAATGAAAAAAATGTCTATGTCAAGTGGCGTCAACCACTTACGAATCTTCCCTATGAATATATTTTACCACAGAACTTTCAAAAAGTTGTGGTACATGTTTTAGCTAATTAGAGCATATCCCGGAGTTTTTCCACGTATCTTTTAACAAGATCACGTTCCTCCCGGCACTCCGCATCCTTGGACATATCGCTCATTTCTGTAGTAAGCTCGTCAAGGTGTTCTTCCAAAGCGGCAAGCATCTTCCTCTTGCAGTCCTCAGATTTGCCGGAACGATAGCTCTGTTTCTGTGTCATATAGTCGTCATAAGCATCTCGTCCGTCAGAGCGGCTGTAATGCCCTCTGACATAATGTTCGCCACGTCTAGCATAAGAACTGCCTCTGTCATAATCCGGCATCATTCTGCCATCATTTGAGCTGTACCTCCCCATGCTGTCGCGCTTTCTTCCACGTTCGCTGTAATCGTCATTGTATCCGCCACGCATCTCATCAAGGACAGCGTTGTAGTACTCCACCTTTTTGTCCCAGTACTGCGTGTTCTTGATATCTTTGTACATATCAATCAGCTTGTATGTCATTTCCAGATTTCCGGTGGTCAGTCCATTGTCAGCGATTTTGGAAAGCTCGTCTTCGATTCTTGCGCATAAATCCTTAATATCTCTCATAACTGCACCTCCTACGCTTCTCTGGTTACAACAATGTTTGCGTTTGCAACAGAAATTGCCTGATCGCTAGTGTTCTCTACCGCGATATTAACGCAGCATCCACGAGGTACATCAATATAGATGCCAGAGGACACATTGTTGTACTGGTCTACTGCTGCCGGTGTAGAGATCATCTGAGAAGATAATACAGGTTCGCCAGAGATTGCAATAGCCAGAGAAATAGCTCCGACAGTACCGCCTGTTGGAATTGCGATATTGCCAGAAAAATCCACAAAGAATCTCGCTTTGCACTGATTAGTCAGTCCTCTCAGCGTAATAATTCCACTTCCCTCTCTGTGCTGAATACAGTTAGAGCCTTTAACTGCTGTGTTTGAAAATACTACGTTTCCATTTGCTGCTACAGTCTGAGCAGCTACATTTGTAAATTCTGCCATAATTTTTACTCCTTTCATATCACAAAAGGACAGGTCTCAGCCTGCCCCTCTGTGTAATACGGCATAAGCCGACATTCGAATCAATCGAAAGATACTCTCGATATGAAGTTATCAGCAATTACATCCAGTGTTGCATCCGCATCCGTAGTATGTGTTCGGGTTAGGAACCTGATATGCCGGAATCGGTGCTGGATTGATTGCATTAATGAGCTGCTGTGTCTGAGAAGCCATTGCAGTTGTGAGTAATGCACTCTGGCGATCCTGAGAAGCAGCACGTCTGAGGTCATTGTTTTCAGCCTGAAGAGAAGAAATCTTTTCATTGCAAAGATAATCAAGAATTGCTCTTGTTCCTGCGTTCTGGCTGTCAATAATGTCTCTTGTGTTACTGTTCATTGTGTTCTGCAATGCACAGGTATTCTGTGCCATATTGTAGTTCATACTCTGGATAGCTTCCCTGGTTTCACAACAGCAGTTTGCAAGCTGCGCCTGCAATGCGTTTGTGTTCTGCATATTGGCTACAGTATCGGCATTAATAGCCTGCTGGATTCCAAAGCCGGTCTGCATGATGTTGGTGTTGATTCCATTGAATCCAGTAAGCATACCGTTATTCATGGCATAGAATCCATCACACAGGCCGCTATTGATTCCGTCAAGTTTGCTGATTACTGCGGAGTTATCGAATCCTCTCTGAATGTCCGCCTGAGTAGCTGCTGTGGCTGTATATCCACCACCGTTGCCATTGTTGCCCCAGCCATTGTTTCCCCATCCGCAGAATGCGAACAAGAAAAGCACGATAAGCCACCATGCACCATCTCCACCAAACATGCCATCATTTCTGTTGTTTCCAGTTAAAAGAGCAACATCTGATGCTGTTAAATTTCCATCCATAGTTATATCTCCTTTATTGTGTATTTACATCAATCTGGCCAGATTGTAATGTACTATTTCATATTTTTTAGCAGATTCTGAAACTGTCCTGCCATCTGCTGAACTTGGTTAAGTTGCTGTTGGGAAATCTTCCCAGACTGTAACATCTTCTGGACTTCTTCCTTCGGGTCTCCCTTAAAATTCTGTTTAAACTGCATAAACTGCTGTATCATCTGCATTGGCCCATTTCCCTGTGGCATCCCACCACCGAGGGCATTGAATAATGGATTACTCATCTGCGTTTCCTCCCTTGACTGCTGATTCCTGTGCGGTATTAGCCCTAACAGGTTCAGAAAAAGAATTTAATCGGTTTATGATAGCTTCGTATTTGCTTTTTAAGTCGTTATATTCCTGCCGCGTGACGTATTTATCATCTGATTCCCGAACAAGCTGTTTAGGTGGCATCTGAGTGCCTACCTCGTGATACTCAAACGTCCGTAGTGGTTGTGGCATACCGGAAACGTCCGTGGATTTTATGTAGAACTTTTCGCTTTCACTATCCATCAGCAAAACACTTGTCCCGGGCGCTACCAGATAGGATTTTGCGCCAACTTCGCCAGATACCCACAGGATGCCATTATTATTCTGTTGGGGTTGCTGTACTGGCTGAGCTGGCATCTGGACAGGCTGCTGCTGGAACTGATTCATCTGTCCTGGGACGCCAAAACTGTATTGATAAGGATTGTTATATAATGCCATCTTATGCACCACCTTTCTGATTATATTTTTGCATAGATGTATCAATCTAAAAAGTTCAAAAAAGTATCGAAAAAGTATTGTGCAATAACGCACATAGATTTATAATTGAGAAAAAAGGAGGGATTAACATGGCAACAGAAGCGCAGAAAAGAGCGGTAAGGAAGTATGAGAACAACAACTATAGACTGAATATTGTCTTTCCGAAAGGAACTAAAGAGAGGATTGAAAAGCTCGACCTCGGCAAGAGCAACAGTGCCTTTATCCGGGATGTTGTTCTGTCAGAACTCGACAGACTAGAAAAAAAATAAAAATAACGCACATATACGCTTGACATATAACGCACATAGACGTATAATAAAGACAGTTAAAGAAGACAAGCACACAGCCCCAGAAGGGGCGGATCAGGAGGGGTGAAATGAAAAATACAGAGGCTGGAAAAGCTACAAGAAGGGTACAACTTAAAAACATGCCGTTCGATCGTTTCGAGGACGGCGTTGGATTCATCCACGCAACCGGATATGATTGCCTTGTAGACGGTCAGTGGATGACCGAATACGAAGATAACATCTTTGAGGACGCTGCCGGATGTTCCTACGAGGTTGAACCGGAAGAGGAACCGGAGTGGACTGAAGAAGACGAGGCACAATGGGCCGAAACTTTCAAGCCGTATCCGGGATTTGAAGAATAGAACAAGGAGGGGAAAGAAATGAGAATCAACGGAATCGGAGTTGTTAGCAAGAAAGAAGCAATGTCCATCTTGACAAAAGAAGGACGGGAAGAAGTTAAAAACGGTGGAATTACCATAGAAGAGCTTGGAGAAATGTACAAGCTCGAGCAGGTCAAAAAAGCCTGCAAGATTGGAAAGTGTCGTGATACTTTTGCGGCCAACTACAGCCGTATCCCGGACAGCTTAAAAGAAAAGCTTACGCCGCAGGAACTGGCGGAGCTGGTAGAAACTTTTTATAAATGTTACGGGGACGGGAAAAATGCGAAAGAATAAAGAGCCGGAAACCAGCTCTTTACACTTAAAATTATTGTTTCAACCCTCGGCGACCGGGATTGTTGGCCGCTCCGCTTACGGAACATCCTCCGCAAGTGACAATAATATTATACCACAAAGAAAGGAAAAAGACATGAAAAAAACAATCAATCTTTTAAACGAAGTTGTAAAAATGGGCTTCAGTAGGGAAAATGCTCTCAGAGATATCGACGCAAGCCTTGACGAAGAGCTTGCAGAGAGAAAGCCACTGATGGAAGAGGAAATCCCCGATCAACTTTACGAAGACATTCTCTTCGGATTCAGATGCGAGGCCGAAGAGCCATGAAGGCGGTGTTAATAGAGGGCTATATGGAAAAGGGCGTTTTCGCAACGCCTTTTTCGCACGCCGGAAAAAGGGTATATACGTACCCACTGCCGCCTTTTTCTACAGTTGCCGGGATGGTTCATTTTTTGTGCCGGTGGAGCAGCTGGCACGACATGAATATATCAATAGCCGGAAACGGAACGATGAACGAACAGGAGTTTACAAAACGCTGGAAGGGTGGAGCTTATGCCGGATCAGAAACGGAAGAATTTAAAAAGCGTTTTCCCGTCCGAGTGAAAAACGGCCCGGGGGTTACAGGCTGGGTTAATACGCCGGTTTTAGTTGATTTTGTCGCAGATTTGAATTTGCGTTTGCACATTCAGCCAAAAAGTGAAAAGGAAGTTGACATAATTTATAAAATGCTGAAGTATCCGAGACGGTTTCCGAATCTGGGACGGCATGAAGATTTATTAAGAATTGATAAGGCCGAAGTTGTTGATATTTTACCGCCGAAAAAAATAACGTTAGATTTGCCAGCTTATGCACCGGTACTTCCGGGAATTTCTAGCACTGTTTACACACTTCACAAAAAATATACGGCGGACAGAGAGCGGCGAATTTTTGAAGATGTAAAAACAGTGTATCTTGATGCAGGGCAAGAGGTAACAACCGAAATTGATAGCTGCGGGAACCCGGTGTTTTTAATGTGATTATTGACAGCTGACAATGATTATATTATTATAACTATAACGTCATTTTTATGACGAATGTAAAATTGGATCATTAGTTATTAAGTTAGCAAAACATTAATAGTCACATTGTGGAACAGGCGTTTTTGCCTGAATGTAAAGTTAGAATGTTAACGATTAATAATAGCCCCATTGTGGAAAAGAAAAAAAGCCCTTGGATAATATCCGGGGCTTTTATCGTATCAGCATACTTTAATTATTTTATTATTTACTCTCCGGCTCAACCGTTTCGCCGTGGATATGCTCACATTCATCTGTTCAGCACAGTATTCAAGAGTGCGTTCCTGGCATCTCAGCCGGAACAGCTTTTCTTCATCCGGTGTAAAATTACACTCTATCAAGAACCTGTCTATATCTTTCTTTGTGAACACATATAATTTCATGAGCATACCCCTTATTAATGCAATTAACGTTGATTCTGTGCAAGATACTCCGTGAGCTTCTGTTTTGTTTTTTTTAACTCCTCGACATTGTTCCCACTGATTTGGCTATCCAGCATAGTCGATAACACTTCCAGAATTAATGAGTCACGTTCTGCAATTCTCTGAAGACTTTCATAATCTCGCTTGTCATGTTCTTCTAATGTCTTTACTCGTTTATTAAGTCGGAATGCAGGAGCAATCCATTTAAAAATTACAGCTGCTGCCCCTCCAACAATGGTTATCCCTCCGCAGATAGAGAGGAAAATCTGTATAAATTCCGATATGCTCATTAGCTACTCCTTTTCCCAGTAGTATACCGGGACTTCATTTCCACTATCCCATGTATCGAAATATTTGCCCTCTTGTACTGTCACCACATGACCATCTATGCAGAGAATGTATGTGCCTGTCGGATGGTCTGTACAAAAGTCATTGACTGTATAGATATATCGCTCTGACTGTTCAATCAGTTTACGTCTGTATCCATGTTTATAGATGTACGCTCCCCAGACGTAATTAGCTGATGGCATATCTGACAGAGTGCACGCCTGCACCATCAGTCCGGTGAACACCGTTTCCCAGTCGAACCCGGTTGCCTTGCATATTGCCCGGACAGCACAATCTCCGACTCGATTACCGGCAGGATTTGGATTATAATATTCCCATCTATCCATCAATCAATCCCCTTTGCTGTTTTATATCGTTTCGCCGCTCCTCTGGCTTTAGCGGCGTTCTGACGGTTCCACTTTGCAATCATAAGGCGGTCTTGCAGTTCCCTCAGGTCGTTCTGCTTGCAGTAATCTTTATATGCAGCATTTTGTTTTTGCAAAAGATAAGACTTCCGGTCAAGGTCTTGCTGGAGTGCGAATTTCGCCTTTTCATTTGGTGCATTGTCAACTCCTGCTTGCAGTCCAAGGACTTCCCTCTTTGTCTTTCGGATTCTTCGCTCATAAGTACGTTGCCGCTGTTCCTTTTCGTACTGTTTACCTTTGTCGGCTTTGTCCTGTGCTGATAGTTCTGCATAAGGATTAAATTCTCCGTCACTGGATCCAAAGCTATGCCGACAGTTGACCCCTGACAGTCCACTTGCCGTTCCATATCCGGTCAATGAGAACGGTGGAAATTTCTTACTCTTGCCAGAACGAGAGTATATCTTTCCTTGCCACCATGAGTGATTTCCCGGATTCTCGCCGCCGTCACCTGTTCTGGCTCCTATGTGTGCACTGACCAGAATTAAGTCCCAGTCCATTTCTTCCATACGCTTTAGGGATATATCCCCTGTAGCCTGTGCCACGCCAGTTCTGACAGAACGTGCTACTGCGGTTTCAACCGTGTCTTTTCTGCCGGATGGATATGTGACAGTCACGCCATCTGATACAACGTTATTAACCGCCTCTTTGATGGCTTGCGTATACCCAACTGCTCCAGTCATTACATGATTATAGGCAAGGTCGCATTGTTCGATATAGAGCCTCTGAGCGGCACTTGCGGTTGTCCGTGTGAAGTTCTTCCACTCGCCCATGGTCGCAAGCATATTCCGCTCCATTAGTCTTATCATAGCCGGCGACTGTTCAAGCGGTACAGGGCTTAATCCTGCCGCCTTATATATCTTGTCATCATAGTTCATTGCGGTGATTCCAGCATCCTCAAACGCTTCAAGAAGTTCCTGCTGTTCACGTTTGGTATATCTGGATAATTCTGCTAGAATGTCCTCTAACAGTTCACCGGATTCTTGTAGCGTTCTGATTCGCCACGCGTCAGCATTGGTCAGAATATAATCCTCACCTCTGCCGATTCTTGTCATCATCCGCGACACGATCTCAGAGATGATATACTGATGCAGTTCTTCTGCAATCTGTTCACTGCCCTCTGTTATCCGGCGTAAATACTCTGGGCTTAACATAACTACTCATCTCCAAATAATTTCGGTTCGTCTGGCTGGGCTTCTTTGACCATTGCCACCGCCTCGTCTTTCGTCATTCCCTCAAATTTCACGAAATACAGCCATGCCGGAACTTTGCCAGTGGTCACATACTGCCACCATCGTGCACGGTCGTTTTCACGCACATACAGGATATCGCCGAAATCATAATTGACCTCGTATGCTCCGACTGGTGCAAGTCCGTACAAGTCAGCGTAAACGTTCAATGCGTAGATTACTTCATCCAGACAGGATTCCAGTTTGTCCCTTACATCCTTGATAAACTGCACTGTCCTCTGTTGTTCCGCTTCTACGCCTGTAGCTGTCTGAATGCCGCTAGATTCGTTGAAAACAAAATACCCATTAGAGAATCCAATCTTGTATCCTAACTGGCTCAAAAGGGCATTTATACCGCTTATACGGGTATCTGTGTTGAGTTGCGGATTGATTTCTTGATAGAATTCTTTCTCATCCTGCCCGAATACATTCTTAACAAAGTGCGGTAAGTTCATCTCATTGCGTCTGTTCTCCATACCCTGTGATGACATGGCTGATACAGGCATACCACTTGGCATCAGAAGTCTATCATCTGCCAGAACAATCTTCTGAGAATCAAAAATCTCTCCGGCGTTTCGGCTGTATGCAATGTCGAGGTCTTTCAGTTCTTCGATAGCTTCTGCAAATATCGGTAAGCCCAATGGCGTACTGATGTCCACATTATTTGCCTGCGGTGTCCGCAGTACTCCGTACAGAGGCCCGTCCAGCTTTTCACCATTCGCTTTGAGAATCGGTGGTGTATCTGCCATGAGGTCAGCCCACTTGGTCTGTTTAAGGTCAATCTTATCTCCGATACTCTGAGGAGATTTTGACACATAAGCTCTGTTTGAAACATAATACGGATAGGTCGTTACGCCATCCACAGTAGCCTCAACAAATCTATGATATTCAAGCCGTGTATAGTATTTCCGTCCAATAGTGTAAGAATCCTTAAATATAATTCCTTTGATTTCTTGATTGTCATAATCCACAATCATCACATCTGCCGGAGTAAATACGTCAATGCTTTCACCATTTGGCTTAATAAATACTGTTCCGTAGGCGCAGCCATATTCTACCCAGTGCCGAATCTGGAAATATACTTTATCAATCTGTTCCTGAAGCCATGTAGCCCTTGCAGAACCATCAATCTGAATGCCGATCGCCAGTGTTGCGAGCCGGGCTGTCTCTGAACAGACAGATTTCGCAAAATTGATCGTCTTGATATTGTTCTTATCATCTAACCATTCTGGTACGCCTCTATAAATGTTCGCACACCGGTTAATCAGCGATTCCATTTCCGGGAATTCTGCTGCCTGGATATTGAAATCCTCTTCGGCTTGTTTTTTGAATATCATGTTAAACCACCTTTTTAGTGTTGTTATAAGTCCCATTTAATCTACCTTTTAAAATCCATCCATCTTACAGAAGTATCTCGCACAATAATGTCTTCATATTCTACAACTTTTAAGATTTCGTTAATGTCAGATGATCCATATATTTTTAAACCGATGCTTAAGAATTTATTTATTTTATCTGAAAAGTACCTATCTAACATTTTATGCACTGTTCCCCCTTCTCATCGACAATGGGCTGGTTGCGTATCTGAGAGAATCTATCCAGTGATCGTTACCATCTGGATAATCTGCGATAACTTCTCCATTGCTATCTACTTCATGTTCATAATTAATAATTTCCTTGTATGCTCTAGGCGTTCGTGCCGGATCAATAACCAGTGTTCGGCACTGTAACCACTCAAAAGTATATTTGCGGCTTCCCGGTGTAACAATGGCCCTACGTGCTGGAAGTCCTGCATCTCGGAAGTCAATAATACTTTCTTCTTCATCAACTCCGCAAGATATCGAATAATCGTCATAGCCCTTTGCTTTTATTTGGCTTGCCATCTCTGAATTTCTGATTTTGCACCCTCCAAGCTCATCTAAAAGAAATACTTTTTCCTGGTTAGGAACATAAGCTACACGTAGAAATGCTTTAGGATCTGGATACCACCCCCAGTCCTGCCCCTGGTAGATACTTTGAAAGCTCTGAATCTCTTCATCTGTAATTTCTCGAATTTCTAACAGTTCGAAAATATTTGTTCCAAGTCCAACAGGAAGACCAAGATATTCATGGTCGTAAGCTCTCTGATTTGTTTTCTTCAGATGCTCTGCATCATCAATAAATTGTTGGCCAAGCCATTCAACAGGAACTGATCTGTAGTCACTCTTATGCCTGTAGCTGTCGTCTCGTGGCTCTTCTACATACACATTCGCCCAGTTGCTCCGGCTGATTGGCGGATTGAATGTCTTAAATACAACAAACTTACTGCCACCTCGAAGAACTGACTGCTGCACTGTACGAATTTCTTCAATGCCAGAAAATTCGTCAAGTTCCTCGAACCAGAGATACTTGAAATATCCCTTGCTTGCTTTAATAGATTTAGTCTTTTTCGCCTTGTCCAGACCTCTGAATAGAATCTTCTGACCGGTAGGCTTGTAGGTGTATTGCATAGGGCTTAAACTGCTATCCCACAGATCGTTTACTCCCAGTGCATCAATTCCCCATGCTATCTGTTCATACACAGATTCTCGGAGTGTATTTCCGACTTTACGGAAAATAACAGCATTCGAGAACACATCATTCTCTGCGTCCTGCATCATCAGGAAAGGAATCATAACACCCACAAAAGATGATTTAGTGGATCCACGCCCACCATACAAATCATAATATGTGTGTTTTCCGTCTAAAATGTCCCAGAACACATTGTAAAAGGCAGGAGCTATAATTTCATTCAGATTAATCGGATTCTCGTTCATTCTGTTTCTCCGGCCTTGGAATATTATTTACAATCGTAATCTTTCCATCTCCAGAATCATCATTTTTCTTGTCAGCATCCCATCCCTTAAAATTATTTCTCAAGCTGAACTGAGCACCATTTGAACCGTCACGATCAAATAGCCTTTCCTCTGCGTACTGTTCCACTCTGGCTTTCGCGCGCGTAATCGTGTCATTAAACTCTGGTTTTGCTTGATAATTCAAAAGTGCCTGTCTGCTTGCAAATCCAAGTGCCAATGCCAATCCTGTAATCGTTGGAGGATGAACGTCTACAAAAACTGGTGAACCAAATTTATTAAATACTTGTTTACCTTTACTATCAGTCAAAGGATATCCTTTACAATCTTCAAAATATTTTTCAATTTTTTCTTCAATTTCACCCACCGTTTTATACATGGGTGGTTTCCCCATTGGTATTCCCATGTTCTCACCTCCAACTGGCTATAAAATCCCATAGTAACACTTCTGAGTATATTCTATCACAGGCCAGTGGAAAAGTTGTGGTACATGTTTGAGGAATTTTGCGTTAAAAAAGAGCCGGTAAATACCGACTCTCTGATTTTATTCATTACTTTGTAATTTTCTGATTACCTCGCCCTGGTCTCCCGGGCATCCCATGAAGCATTCCGGGCAATGTTCGTAAAATGTGCATCTAATGCAGTCATGTGGGCTGATTGAGCTGCAATATTGATGTAGTACTGTAAATGCTGATATGGCGAGCTGCGGGGTTATTTCTGGCGTAAGTTTGTTATTCATTTCTTCATCTCCTCCAACTTCTTCTCAGCTTCTTCGCGGGTGAGGAATACGGTTTTGTCAAGTTCATTATAATAATTGCAAAATAGCATAAATTGCAGATTGTTTTCTACGATATAAAATTTCTTTTCAGAATCACAATCGCAGTTACAATTATAATTCTCACAATCAATAACTGTTTCTCCAAATTTACTACATTCCGTATATTCATAAGTTATTCGATATACTTTTTTAAATAAATCATCTGGCAATTTCACAAGCAAACCCTGTTCTTCTAAGTCTTCATAATCGGCAAGCTTATTACAACATCTATTATGTCCGTTGCTTCTAATGTCGGTTTTCGGAATCGCCTGTCTATGTTCACCATCCTCAATCCACTCTGTTAATCTCTCCATCTACTTCACCTCTCTAAGCCAGTCCTGAAATCCTTTCATGCAATCAGGACATAAATCCAGAGCATTATGTGTGAAATATCTTCCACGACTATCCAGATTTAATACCATGATCCCATTAGGATTTTTTCTATCGTTTTTAGAATTGTACTGCTCATACAGCTTTTCACATCTATCACATTTCTTTGCACATGCCATTAATCCATTCCTCCTGTAATCGCATCAATACAATTATTCCAGCCGATCTTATAGCTCGGTGGTCTGTCTCCCGCTTTGAAATACTCACAGTTATAAAGCCCAGTTGCTTTCATTTTCTCCGGCAATGGCTTCAGTGGGCACCAATCAGGTCTAATACTCAAATCTGTAATATCTCTATTGTTTACTCTACAGAACGGGTGAAGCACTCCACTGCGTAAAGCGCATAAAGCACAATATTTTGGCGTATCCATCACTAATACTGATTTACTCATTCAACTCCACCGCCTTTCACAATTTCATCAATTGTTGTATCTCCTTCTATGCAATATTTTTCAAACAAATAATTCTCTAATTGCTCCACAACCTTGTCCACATTAAAAGCTGTAAACTGCCTGTTGACACAATCAATAAACTCTTTCTGGTCAGAACTAATGCTATTTCCAATATCCCATATTTTAATATATTCAATTAAGTCGTCCGCATCAATTAGTCTGCTCATATTTTATTCCTCCCACACTCCCAATAACCGCATCCTCTCATACAGTACAGCGACGGTCTTGCGTCTGTATCCGTAGAAGTCTTTCGGATTCATCGGGATGTATCTTTCTCTGCTGATTTTCCTGTAACTTTTCCGGTGTAGGATATTCTCGATAACCATATCCGCTATCACCGTGTTTTTCGGGCAAGCTGACAAGGCGGCGCTGGAAAGCAGGTATCCGTATTCTGCCGGAAAGTCTTTTAGCATCGTATTCAGTTTTTCTATATCCTCTGCCGGAATACCGTAGTCTTTCAGCTTCTTATTCCTTGTCAGCATACTGTTCTCCTTTCTATTTGTCTGGGTGGTGTTTGTCGTACATGATCGCTATACATACAAGTCCAACCACTCCGAATATAGTTCCAAGAGCGAATCCTAATAAGAATGTAATCATACAACCACCTCACTGTCCGCTGGCATCTGATAATCAATATGTCCATTTACATAGGCTTCCTGAATCATATCCAATACTTTCATGGCTTTTTCTTTGGTGGAATATCTTCCGACCATGAGTGAGCCTGTGCCATCTTCGACATAGATATCCTCACTATCCTTTTCAGGAAATGCTGATACCGTGCAAATATTATCGAAATTTACAATCATTCTTTTATCCTGACTTCTGATTAACATTTTGCGTCCTCCTTGTTTCGTGTGACTGGTAATCCTAATTCTTTTTGCTTCTCTGCAATTCTTAGCGGAATGTATAATTTATGGTATTCTCTTCTGCAAATATCACAGTTTCCATAGCTATGCCCCCAACACCAATTACAAAATTTATTGAACTGTTCTTTCAATGCTTCTGAAGATGATGTATTTGCGTATCCTTCCCATATTACTTCCGACATAAAGCTCATTTTCATTCTCGCTTTCTCATATAATTCAGAATATTTTTCCCATGTTTCTGGCAGTTTAATACAATCTGGCTCATAAGGTTGTGGATATACAGTATATCCGCACTTCGTACATTTGATTTGTGGTGGAAAGTCCCTACTCCATTCCATATTCCCACCACATTTTCTGCAACGAATGTATCTCTCTACTTTCTTTGGTTTCGTTTTGAAAAATGAAGTGTAATTATTATTTTTCATTTCCATCCTCCTTATCACTTACTCTTCGATTCCACTGCTCTACGGCTTCTTTCTCTGTTTCTCTCCAACGTTCAACCATTCCATCACATTCTGTACAAGCTACAAGATATTCTTTTCTTGAATCGTTATATTCATTAATCAGCATTTCTGCCTTTCCTCCGCAAAACGGACACGGTTTTAATGGTTTTAATTTATCCATTTTCCATCCTCACTTTCCCCATGTAAGCAACTGACACGCTATTGTGCAGTTGGTACATGATTTTATACTCCCATCTTCTTAACCAGATTCTTATTCATCTCGTCAAATCTTACATCTGTGTTCTCCTCAATATCCTGCATCATGCTCAGGACGCTCATTTCGCCCTCATTTGCCATTTTGATGTACTCATTGGAAGTTTGTACGACTGTGAGCAAACGTTTCGTAGAAAAGCCATATAAGCGTCTCAGAGCCATCATCGTAGTAACGACATTAATCGTATCAGCCCAATCTTCTCCATCATTGAATCCATTCTCATAAGCTTCTTTCTCCATGCTTTTGATCTGGCTATGGCAGTTAACCATTGCTCGTCCAAACGCCTGAGCTGCCTGGTTAGACTGAGCTAGAGGAAACCTCTGCTTTCGTGGCTTTGCTTTAAGTTTACTGCTCACGCTTCACACACCTCCTAATTTGCCCTGTAACGGCTTCAAACTGCTTAAGTAATGAGCCATCATCATTCCGGTTCAAAGTCCGATCATAAGCCGGAGAGACGTCCCACAAGTCATTTACGAGGACACCGCGCGCCACGCTGTTGAGTAGTGCGCTTCGATGCGCTCCTGTGATGCTTATGATCTCGTCAAGGGTGAACTCTCCAACATATTCAGTGCCTTTGAACAGCTCATACAGTTTCATGTTTCTTCCTCCTTGTCACTAATTCATATCCTGTCAACCGGAACGCTCTCGGTGTCTTCGGGTGATCTGTTTCGATTAGCCCATCTGTCCGCAGCATGTCCATGTGGCGAAGCACTGTGGCATTTGACACACCGACACCGTCGGCAATCTCTTTGTAAGACGGCGCGTACCGATGTTCTTTGATATACCGGCAGATGTACAGATATATGTCTTTGTGAATCTGCTGACCTTCTTTATACTTCTGTTTGTACATTTTTTCTCAACTCCTTTTGTTTGGAATTAATAAATCTAAAAAACGCTAAAACAAATTCTCTTGCCAATGGATCTGGGTATATTTCCATTAATTCCACACAGCGGTCATAAGCTGCTTTTGAATATTCATCTGTGAGTTCAACCAGATAAAACTCTTTTATTAATTCCCATAATTTAGGCATAAACATTGCCATCATTGGAATATCTTCTTTCTTTACACTTGCCATTTCTTCTCCCTTGGATGTGTAACGTGTAACATAAGTATTTAATTTTTCCTATAATTACCTTTTTATATAATTATTAAAATATACTTTATAGTAAAATATTAGTTACATTAGTTACACTAAGTAAAAAATCCAGTATTTATAAGGGTTTGAGGGTGTTTCCAGAGTGTAACTAAGTGTAACTAGCCGTAACTAAAATCATTCAAATGGTATCTCACACTCACACATTTTTTCAAATTCACTTAATTTTCTGACTTTTTGGTAGCATATCTGCGGACCATACTTTCCACATCTCACCCGTTTCCCACCATTTTCCCTCTCCCAGCCGTCAATGCAGTTCTGCATGATGGAGTGAATTTCGTTGGACTCGAACCTTGTGGGCTTGCGGCCCTCGTTACCCAGCGCCTGTTCATATAACATTGCGACACAAACACGTGGCTCCGCTGTATGATCTAACCATTCTTGAATAATTCCGACTCTTACATCCTCTTCCATGAATTCTTCCTGCTTGTCCTCTATGTATTGCTGCAAATTCTTCGGAAGAATTAACTTAGGCGTTCTATCAGCCTTTTCGAAAAGCTCCATGGCCTCTCCCCAGGCATTTGTAAAGTCGGACGCTACGGCTTGTGGATCATCGAACATGGATTTCAGAACATGTTCTTTCCTCGTGACTATCGGAAGAAATCGTCTGTTGCCTGTTCTATCGGTCAGAAAACGGTCATTGTTGGTTGTTCCGGCAAATACGCACACCCTTGGCCTCTGCTCTGTTCTGCGCCCATATGGAGGCCTATACGTGTCTACTGTGGACGTTAGAAATGCTTTGATGCTCTCGACTTCTTTTGCTTTTTTAGTAGCCAGCAACTCTGCCAGTTCCACCATCCACATGCCACGCAGCTTTTCCGGGGCTTTGTCACCCTCGACTGTGTTGAAGTTGTCGTTATACCATGCGTTATTGAGCGATAAGAGCCTCAGGAATGTAGATTTTCCAATTCCCTGTGAGCCGTATAATACTGGCATGTAGTCAAACTTACATCCCGGATGAAACGCCCTGCTGATCGCACCTAACATAAACAGTTTCATACACTCCCTGGAATACTCTGTATCCTCTACTCCCAGATATTCTGGAAGCAATTTGCTGATATATCCCGTTTTTTTATTCCACTTATTCTTATGAATGTCAGTAAGCATATCAACAACAGGATTGAATCTGTTTCTGTTTGCCACGATATTAAGTGCTTCCATGATCTTCTCCAGACTCTTTAGCCCGTATTTTGATTCAATGTATGACTTCAAATTACTGTCATCGCTGTTGCTCCATTCCCTATACATGTTTACATGCTCCCACGGGAGGCTTCCACAAACAAAGGGCGCGTATGATAACTCGTTATATTTAATATGTCCATACAAATCAGGGTCGTACTCAATGGCTTCACACATGTTCTTAATGCTCTGGACCATCGTTCCTTTTACTGTAAAATCAAACTCCGGCTCCCTCCATCCTTGCGTTGCAACCCCTTCTGAGTCAATGTGGATGGGCTTTCCTTTGTCATACCTAGTCGCACTTGATACAATGACTTTAACTTCCTGTTCAGTTAATGGAGGTGAGCAGGAGCTTTCATTCTCAGCCATGGTAGCGGCAAACACTGATTGATCTGATGCTCCCTTCGCCTGCATCATACACGCAAAACGAAAAAGCATTTGATTTCTTTGCCCTGCTGCCACAATATTCGGCATAGTAAAAACTGTGCCCTGTTTCTGATCGTCATGATTTAAGAAGTATTCTACATTGTTGTCAGCCTTTGCGATTTCAAATTCATCCGGTGAATATTCCCACTCGTACCGATTTCCGTTCTTATGTATTGATGGGGGAGCTACTACATACCCGCCATTTCCACGAATATCTACACCGTCAATAATTCCGGCTCGGTTCTTTATTCTGCCATTTCCGCGATAGTACAAATGATATCCACCGCGCCCTGTGATAGCCGTCCATGTTTCTGGAAAATCTCCATGTTCGCGCTGCCAGTCTTCAAGTGAATGGTATCCATCTATTCCGCGATCTTCATCAATGTCCAAATCAATCACAAATACATTCTGGCTAACCGAACCAGTTGCAAGACCTATGTTTGCGTTTGGGTATTTCTGCCACCAGGCTTTTATCTGAGCCGCGTCCGTAGTTGCGTCTTTGCATCCATTCCTGGTAAGCGGAACTTTATCACGGTATTTTAATGGGAAGACAGCAAATCCTTTTTTGGCATATTCGATAGCCGCATCATACATACTTGGATATTCATTCATTGCAAACTCCTATGAGCTGATTTAATGTCCCTGGATTGTTTAAAAGATTAATGAAATCTACTACCGTCTTTTCTCGAATGGAATATATCTTATTATTTGCATCGTGAGCAACGATTGTTCCAGAAGTATAAAAGCTCTGAATTATGCCGTTTTTATCACGTACATTAAATTGCTTTCCATTATTGAATACTTCTGTACTGAATCCTGCATCTATTAATTTTACATAAACATACAAGCTTTTATCCATCAAACTCACCCCTTTCAAGTCTTTCTTTTAAATCCCTGTATAAAATTTCTTTTATCAGTCTTCCAGACGTTTCTTCCTTGCAAAAAACCACATTCATGTTGTATCGGACCATCCACGCAACACTAGAAGCCAGGAACGCATTGGAGTTGAATTTACTTCGATATTTACTGTTTAGAAGGTTTTCCCAACTTGAATTTTCACAAATGAGATAAATCCTACACTTCTGGTCTAATGCCCGTTCAAACTCTCTTTTGAATCTCTCGCGTCCTCTGGTAAAACATGCAGCTAATTCATCTAAATTCATTTTTCGCTCTACTACGCAGAATGGCTTAATGGTTTTACATGTATCGAAAAGTGAACTGCCATCTGGTAATGTTGCATTATAGGTGTAATCGCCATAGTCCAATGTTGCTCGACTATATGGAGCGGAAAAGGATTTATACCGCTTCTCCGCTCGTTCGGTCGTTTGTTCCCTGGAATCAACAAGAATCTGGAAAGACTTTAAGACTTCTTTTTGATCGAAAATATCCATTAGTTAAATGGCAGCTCCTCATCTGTACCGTCTGGAACACTCATGAAATCATCTGAATTAGCGCGTGAAGAATTATTGCTACTTAAGATTTTGTCTTTTGGAAGTTTGTAATCACCGGAGCGGATTTTATCGGCTTTGCAGAAGGCTGCCAGATTGGTAGCTCTTCCAATACTTCCGTCATTCTTCTCATATTCTCTTTCGTTGAAAAGGCCACCGGCAATTTTACCTTTGAATTTCTGCTCGTCCCAGTCAAAGCGATATCCTGGATTGGATTCTTCAAGAGCTTCTGTAAATGTTTTGAAACGTCTCTTTGTCCAGTTATCTTTTTCTGATCCGTCATCATTTGGAATGTTCAGAAGATAATTGCAGTGCCATTTTTTATCCTCACTCTGCTGAGCTTTATATTCTTTTGCATAGAAGCCCGCATATTCGCCTTCTGCGATATCGCAGCTGATTTTTACATACTGGCCCACGCTGTTGCTGCAAAGCTCAGCTCCAAGAATTTTCACCACATAGCCACCTTTTGGAAGCACTTCATAATCTCCATAAGCCTGTGTTTTTTCATAATCTCCAAATCTTTTAATTGCCATGTTTTTTATCTCCTTTTAAAATATTTGTTATAGTCATAGCACATAGAAATAGCTTCTTCTTTATTCGCACATTTCCTGTACTCACGAATTGCTTTGTCATGGTATAATTGATGAATATAATAAGATTCGCATCTTATCCGATAGGCGTACCGGCCTATTAAAAATACATACCAGTTTTGTTCTCTCATCAAAACTCCTTCATAACTTCAATAACCTTTGTGATATCATTCGGAATGTACTCTTCTTCAAATGCTCCCAGTGGCGTTCTTGCAGTGTCGTTATGAGAAGTGGTTGAAAAACAATAGGTGTTCTCCTGTTTCATTGATCTGAGCAACCAGTTGAATTTACTGTCGATATTGTTTTTTTCAGTTTTCCTTCCGTTGGTCTTAATCCTGGTAAACTCATAGCCCGCGTCAGTCATTTCTGTTTGCGTGTGGAACAGCAGGATTACTGTCAGATCATCTCTGAGCTTTGACGGGATATCCACTAAGTCCCAGATGCTCGAGGCGAGGTCCATCCACTTGTCATAGCCTTTCTCTTTACATCTCCTCATTTCGTCCGATACCATTAAATTATTTACGGTATCAACAACGAAATAATGGATATGCGGCGCTTTTTCTGCAATGTTTAAAAGATATTTGACTATAGTCTGCGGAAAACTGGTCTTTACGTAATTGTTCTTATCAGTGGAATATTGATCTCTCCAGCCTTTCCAATTCAGGCCCTTTCCATCGCAATCACAGTAATAAGTTTCCTCTGGATTAAGATTGCGAAGAGATGTGCTTTTACCACTTCCAGGTTCGCCCATGATTCCAATTAAGTTTGCCATAGCTTACGCCTCCACTTTGTCGTATACGATATGTTTGCTGCCTTCGATAATCAGAATGCTCGCGATCTGACGCATTGATAATGTACTTTCGTTGTAGATTTCTGTCAGTGCATTATAAGCTTCTCCTGTTACTTTTACTGCTGCGTCTTTTTCGGCTGTTGCCTGCTTCTTCCTTGCCGGAATATGGATTTCAAATTCACTCATTAGCGTCCTCCTCTTCTGATAAAGTGAATAACGCATCTAAGCGTTCGCCCATATTCATTTCTGAGCCAAAATAAACTAAATCATTGTATTTCTCTTCATTTTCCAATGTTATCTTCATGCCAATTATTTCTATTATTGTTTTGCTGATTTTGGGGCTGATATCACATATTACTGGCACTTCCTCAAAATCTTCATCTTCTCTACAATTTTCAGGACAAATTGAAAGCTCGATTTTTATTCCATTGTAAACATTACTAACTGTAAAATTCTTTCTTGAAGATAATTCATTATAGGCTTTCATAGCTGAATCTTCTGCTTCTAAAAGCATTCTGACAATCTTTCTCTTATCCATTGATATTTTCCTCCTTATATACTTTCTGAGCCGTTAAAAGCCCGTTCAGAGCTTGCACGTAGCTTGCCAATGTTCTTGCCTTGTACGAACTCTCGATGTAGTTATCAGCTACAAGGGAAAGCTGCTCGTCTATCAGAGCAAGGATTTCATCAATTCTCTCCTGCATCTTTTCTCACCTCACTAAAGAAACAGTAAACATTGTCAGAGCCATCTCCCCGCGCCGGGTTCTGCTCGCCGTTCGGAAAGATTCCGCCAGCGCAATGATACTCAAGATGATTCAGATACATGTCCGGGTTCTCCCAGTCAAGAATGTACTGCTTCCGTCTGCTCAGCTCCTCCAGAAGTTCGTTCACTGTCGCTGTCAGCTCCATTGTCGGCAGGAGCTTCAGCTCTGTCTGATTCAGCATTTAACGGGCACCCCCCATCTATCAGAAGTTCCAGCAAGAAAGCTTTGATTTTATTGAGACTTTCACGACTTTCTTTTTCGTAAAACGGATCAAAAGATACACTCTGATACAAATCCCATTTAAATTTTCCTTCGGGAAGACTGACATCTTCCTTCCTTTTAAGTCCACATACACTCATGCCATAAATCGAATAATTGAACGAGGCGTTTGCTGTCGGAACTTCATTTGCAACTCTTTTACAGAGTTCGTAAATTTCGTCAATTTCTTTCTCAAACATCTTCATTCTCCTTTCTCTCTGGTGTATCAATATCCCAGAGAATTCCGTACACGATTGCCGCTGTCATTGCCGCCGCAAAAAGCTGCCTGCCCGGTCCATCCCACTGCCAAAATGGAAGGAACGTGGAAAAGCTCCCGATCAGTGCGGCACAGATGATGTTTTTCAGATTATTCACTGATACCTCCTATGATCCACGCAAGGTTGCTGGCTACCAGTGCAGCGGCTGTCACAATCCATGCAGTGAACCATCTTTTTGACTTTTTCTTACTTTCTTCGACAATTTCAGTCGCAAGTGCTACTTCGATATCAGCCCATGTTGGCTGGCTTCCACTTTTAATTTCACTCATATCGTGCTAATTTCTCCTTATTTGTCTTTACAATTAGCAGATAGAGGCTTATAATTAACCTGTATCTACTAAATCGTGCTTAGTAGATGCAAGCTCCGGGGTGGAGGTTTCGGCTCCCTCCGGGGCACCTACTCGATTTCCCCGACATACTCCATGTCGGATGTGTAAATTTTCTTTCCGTCAACATACAATTCCTGACCGGATTCCAATGCGAACTCCATGCAGATTTCCGTATACGATGTTGCCGGAACGTCTTTCGTCAGATCAAGCTTTCTCATCCAGAGCTGCCTTTCCTTTCCAGACATACCCAAATTCTTCCCAGAGTTTCCGTGGTGAAATTACATATTCTGTTCGGACGTTCGATTTTGTCTGAGAGGTAATGATCTTGTTACCCCGGTAAGCTGTTCCGATCGGCAGCCAGCCATAGACGATACCAGCCCTGACTGATGATTCCGGGATTCCGAGAATCTTGCTAACGGATTTAACCGTTAATCGCTCATTTGAGAACTCCGGCATCTGTGGGATTCCCGAGATGACTCTTGCAATCTTCTCGGCAAAATCGTGAACTTCTGCGTTCTGCTGGATGAAGTTATCAACTTCGCTCATGTTTTCCTCCTTGTTAATTCATGTTATACTCTCCTATGAAAGGAGGTGTTAAAAATGACTTATGATGAATTTATGTCGGCCATTAACTCTGATGTTGAAAGGATTCTGACTGAAAACTCTGCTAATATTGCTCAGAGCCTACTACAAGGTCTGTCAGAAAGTGAACCTTGTGTATCAAAAGAGCAATTTCAAATCATCAGAAATGCCGTAAACACATCTATTCAGTTTTCCGTTCAAATAATGTTCGATTATCTAGATTCGCTCGGAATGCTGGAATACGAACACCTGACTGAGCATCACGAGCCGCCTGTTTTAAAAGTGATTCAGGGCGGACGTTCGGACGCTGAGAAGAAATAATTTGTTGCTGGTCTTGAAGTTGCGATTCAAGGCTGGCAGCTCTTCTTTCCAATGAACGAATCCTTTTTTCAAGTGATCTACTCATATATTTACTCCTTTCTTGTGGTATACTCCCTATAGATGGGAGGTGATATTGTGTATCTCAATAAAGAACAATTTAATTTCTTGAAATATCTTTCAGGCAAAGAAAAAATTGAATATTCTTCTCTTTCGGAAAATGAAATCAAAATCTCCAGTTTTCTTGAAGAAGAAAAATTGATTTCCGTTGATAGAGAATCTTTTCCTAGAATCAATCAAGACGGTCAGGTCAGATATGTGAAAGGGAAAACTCTCTCTATTACGATTTCCGAACAGGGAAAATCTTATATTGCTGAAAGAAAGCATGAATTTAAAAAGTTGTTATTGAAAGATGTGGCTATTCCGATTATTGTTTCGATTCTTACCACCCTAGCACTAAACGGATTAAAACTGTTGCCACACTTGCTACAATTGCTGGAATCACATATTCCATAATCGGATGGCGTTTCATGTTTTTTACTCCTTTCGCTCTGGAATCTTCGGTTCAAGAAACTTGTCAGTTTTATCGGGATTCTTGTATTTTGCAATTGTTTCGCCGACCCCAAGGAAATACCCCTTGTCAAATTCCGACATATTAGGAACTGCCTTGGTTATTGATTCAAGAATCTTTTTTTCTTTTTCAGACATGCACTCACTCCTTTCTTGTGATATACTCTCCTGTAAAGGAGGTGCTCATTTGATAACAAGATATCAATATAAAATATTGAAAAAAGCTTTAAGAAATTGTGGATTTACTCCTGGTAATCAGCGTGAAGCAGATGCTTGCAGATACCTTTTCGGTAAAAAGTGCTTTATGCGTTCAAGGTCGCAAGATCACGCATATGAAATCACGCAAGCGGGTGAAGTCGCCATGAAAGCATATTTTCAAGATATATCCAGATTTTGGATAACAACTGTTCTGTCAGTCATTGCGCTGATTACCAGTCTTTTCTCAATTTTTATACAATCAGAGCCACTATTGCAATTATTAGAGAAACTATTGCAATAGCTCCCAATACATGTGTATCGGTAGATAATGAATCTACATAATGTGAATACATCTGCAAAGTTTCTTTCACTGTAAATTCAACGTCTACCTGTTCACATGGTTCTTTTTCAAAGATACAGTCCATATCTACTGTCCCGCCAAACGGAATAGGCTCATCTGGAGGAACAATCCTTCTTTCTGGCATCTTTAAATCACCTTTTTCACCTGTTAGAACTGCTTTCTTGATTTTGTTTGTCTGGTCTTGTAAATCCCAGATACGATTCCACAGGTCAGAAATTGTTTTGTCGATTTCTTTTTTCTTGCGCTTCACTGTTTTCACCTCCTTGTTTTTGTTGATGAACAAATAATAGCACTTACATTCTTGTTTGTCAACATGTTTTATCAAATTATTTTCAATTTTTCTTGTTGACCAACAAGCGTAATAATGGTATACTTCATATTAAGAAAGGAGGAACAATGTTGGAAACGATAGGAGAAAGAATCCGATCTATCAGAGAAGAACATCACATGTCCCGAAGAAAATTCGGAGAGGTTCTCGGCACTAGCGAAAACGCTATTGTCAATATAGAATATGATAGATTGAAACGTCCTGACCAGAAAGAACCTATATATAAGCTGATTTGCAAAGAATTTGGAATTAATATGGAATGGCTTATGTACGGGACTGGCGATAAAGAATGTGATGATTTAAGAGATGCTCAAATTTCCGAGTTTGTTGGAAGAACTTTTGAAAACGAATCTGAAACGTTCAAAAAAAGGTTTATTGCCATGCTTTCATCATTAGATGAATCTGATTGGGAAACACTTGAAAAAATTGCAAATTTGCTTCAAAACAAAAAAGAGCAGGAATAACACCTGCTCTCTTTTTATAAGATACCACGAACAAAATGATAAATTATCTTTAATTTTCTGGAGTCCATCTTTTCTAAAAGTTTAATTATTTTTTCTTTATAGTCCATAAATAACCCTCCCTGTCGCAACTACCGCCTACACCATAGTATATGTCCGATCTGTGGGAAATAGAACCGAACATTAGTTCGTTTTTTGCTATTATACCACTAATGTTTGCCCTTGGCAACTGCCAGATATACACCGATATGTTTATGATTGCATAGAAATTATTCGTAACATCAAAGATATAGTCTTTTCTGTTTAGTGGCAGGGCGAATAAAAACGGCGGCATGGTCTGTTTTATTTCATGGGCGCTATTCTTATGTAGGGTAGAAGATCTGTACGCATTTTGGACAGAATACACTTCTGACTCTTCACGGATATAATCGTCTACACACATTGGTAAATAAACAATGTAATTAAGCAAAAGCACAGCTCCTATTATAATTAGTATATTTTTGATTATTTTCAT